CGGTCGCGAAGAATTACGCCGCGACCACCGGCCAGGAAATCGACGCGGCGACGAAGGAGTTGGCCTCCGCGTTCGCCGATCCGGCCAAGGGCGTCGATCTCCTCAATGCGAAGGTCGGTGGCTACGACGACCGCACGCGGCTTCTCATCAAGACGCTCGCGGCACAAAACGACATCACGGCGGCGCAGAAGGTTCTTTTCGACGACCTCAAGCCGTCGCTGATCGACGCCGCGGCCACAACGACCGCGCTCGGCCGCGCCTGGGATTACGTCAAGCGCTCGGCATCCGACGCAACCGACGCCATCGGCCGCGCGATCGATCGCGCCACCGATCCGACGCTTGGGCAGCGGCTCGAAGACCTTCAGAAAGAGCGCACCAACGCCACTACGCTCGGGGGCCAATACGTTTCCAGCTTCATGGGCATGCCGGCCTTTGTGCCGTCGCGACCGCTGTCCGCCATCGATGCGGATATTGCGAATGTCAAAAGGCAGATTGCCGAAGTCGAACGCAAGGCGGTCGATGCGAAGGCGGACGCGCTTGCGGCGCGCACCTCGACAATCGCGGGCGAGCTCGGGCGAGGCCTCACGCCGGGCTTCAATGAGCTGCAAGCGCTCAAGAACCAGCAGACGCAGCTTGCCTCGGCGCTGAACGACCCGCTCGCCCGCCAGAAGGTCGCCGATCTCAAACAGGTCGAGGCAGCGTATGACGCCGTTTCCCGAGCGTTGAAGACGTGGCTCGATCCGGCCGAGAAGGCTCGGCGCCTGGACGAGCTTGAAATTCAGGCGCTCAACGCCAAGACGCCTGCACAGAAGGCGGCGATCGCCGAAGAACGCCGCCGGCTCGAACTCGCCGGCCAGGCGATCACCACGGGCACGGCGGAAGCCGAGATCACGCGCGCGGGGACCAGGGCGCGCGCCGAGGCGACGCAGCGAATAGCCGAACAATCGCTCGCGCTGACCACCAATGCACGAGCCTCCCTCGATGTGGCGAACGCCTATCTGCAAGGCGCTGCCGCCGCGCAGCAGGCCGAAGCCAAGCGCAAAGCGCTCACCGAAGCAATCCGCAACGGCGTCGATGTCGAAATGCGGGTGCGGCAGATTCTTGCCGACGAGATCGCGCAAACCGCCGCCCAATCTGCAAAATCCGTCGCCGATACCGGAGCGCAGGCCGACGCGCAGAAGCGGCTGAACGATGCCATCGCATCGGGCTCGCTCACCATAGAGCAGGCGCGGCGCCAGATGCAGGTCGAGCAGGCGCTCCGACCCCTGCTCGTCGCCCAATCGCTGGCGGAAGGCGAGGCGAAGGCGACGCTCACGCGCATCATCGATGCGCTGCGCGGGGCGTATGGCCGGCTCAATGCCGAAGAGGCCCGCAACAGCGCGCTCGGCCAGATCGAAACGCAGAAGAACCAGATCGCGCTTCTGCAAAGGCAGATCGAGCTTGCCGGCACGAACGAATCCCAGGCCGCGATCGAGATCGCGCAGCTTCAAACCAAGCAGCAGCTCATCCAGCAAGGCGTCGATCTCGGCTCGAAGGAAGCGCAGGTCATCATCGCCAATGCGGGCGCCATCGAGCGGCTGAACCAGCAGCTTCAGCTTGCCAAGGCTTCTCAGCAAGAACTCGTCAGCCTCACGGACACGACGTTCAATCACTTCACCGACCTGATCGCGCAAGGAAAGACCGACTGGCAGTCCTGGGCGGATGCCGGACGCGCCGCCATCCTCGACATCAACCGTGAGCTTCTGAAGCTCGCGCTGCTCAACCCCCTCAAGAACCTGCTGTTCGGTTCGAACCTGCCGACGATTTCCTCGGTCGGCGGCGTTCTCGGCTCGATCATCAAGGGTCTCAAATTCCACGACGGCGGTGTCGCCGGCCTCGATGGCCGGCCGATCATGCTGCCCGCGGCCGTCTTCCGCCACGCGCCGCGCTTGCATGATGGCGCATTCCTCTCGCCCGACGAAATCCCAGCCATCCTTCAGCGAGGCGAGCGCGTGCTCAATCGCAAGGAGGCGCAAAGCTACAGCGCGCGCGGCTCGGCGATGTCGCCCGTCGTCAACGTCACGATCCAGACGCCGAACCCGTCCGCCTTCCAGGCCAGCCGCACGCAGCTTGCGGCCGATCTCTCGCGCGCCGTGCAGCTTGGAATGCGGGGACGCTAAGCCATGCCGCAGCCCTTCCTCGACATCTCGTTTCCGAACGCGGTCGCGCGCGGCGCCACCGGCGGCCCCGGCTTCTCGACCAACGTCGTGACGCTCGGCTCGGGCGCCGAGCGCCGCAATATCCAATGGGCCGACGCGCGCGGCGAATGGAATATCTCGACCGGGATTCGGACCCGCGCCGAAATGCAGGCGGTCATCGCCCACTTCTACATCGTGAAGGGCCGCGGCTATTCGTTTCGCTTCAAGGATTGGAACGATTATCAGGCCGCCGACCAAGCGATGGCCGAGGTCACGCCTACCGTGTGGCAGCTCGTCAAACGCTACAATGTCGGCGGCTACGAGCACGTCCGCACCACCACCAAGCCGGTGCAAGGCACGGTCGCGATCAAGGTCGCCGGCGTGCCGGTCGTGCCATCCGACATCGACTATCTCACCGGACTGGTGACGTTCGGCTCTGCGCCGGGATCGGCGCCAACCGCCACGTTCGAGTTCGACACGCCGGTCCGCTTCGATACCGACAAACTCCCGATCACAGCAAATGCCTGGGATCAGCAAATCGTTTCGCAAATAACTCTGATCGAGGTGAAGGAATGAAGACGCTCGATGCCGGCCTTGCTGCGCATCTTGCTGGCGGCGTCACCACGCTTTGTCATTGCTGGCGCGTTGCGCGGAAGGACGGCGCAATCCTCGGCTTTACCGATCATGACCGGGATCTCGTGATCGATGGTGTAACCTGCAAGGCGGCCACTGGCTTCACTGCAACCGCGATCGAGGACCAGCTCGGGCTTGCGGTATCCAATCTCGATGTGGACGGCGCGTTGTCCTCGGCCGCAATCACCGAGGACGATCTCAATGCCGGCCTCTATGACGACGCGGCGGTCACCATCATGCGCGTCAACTGGCAGGATGTATCCCAACGCGTCGTTCTCCGCTCCGGCTTCCTCGGCCAGGTCACGCGCGGCGAGACGAGCTTCTCCGCGGAATTGCGCGGCCTTGCCGCGAAGCTCGATCAAAGCTCGGGGCGCGTCTTTCAGAGGACCTGCGCCTGGGAGCTCGGCGACACCCGATGCAAGATCGACCTCGGCGCTGCCGCACACCACGGCAGCGGCACGGTCGAAAGTGTCGTCAGTAATTTCGAATTCACCGCAAGCGGGATCGACTCGTTCGCATCCGGTGTGTTCAGCCGCGGCAAGATCGCCTGGACGAGCGGCGATAACGCCGGCCTCCAAGTCGAGATCAAAATCCATTCGCAGGGGACGCCCTCCCGGCTCTCGCTATTCCTGCCGATGCCGCGCCCGATGCGGGCCGGCGATACGTTCACGATCACCGCGGGATGCGACAAATCGCTTGCGACGTGCCGGGATCGCTTTTCGAACGCCGTCAATTTCGGCGGATTCCCGCATATGCCAGGCAACGACTTCGCTCTTTCGTTTGCCAAGCAGGGCGACAACAACAGCGGCGGGTCGCTTCGTGGTTAGCCGCACCGATGTCATTGCCGAGGCGCGCTCCTGGATCGGCACGCCTTACCTGCATCAAGCCTCGATCAAGGGCGTCGGCTGCGATTGCCTCGGGCTGGTCCGCGGTGTCTGGCGCGCGCTCTATGGCGCAGAGCCGGAAGCGCCGCCGCCCTATTCGCGCGATTGGGCCGAGGCGCACGGCCGCGAGACCCTCGCCGAAGCCGCCGGCCGGCACATGATCCCGGTCGCGATCGACGCCATCCGGCCGGGCGACGTGCTGCTCTTCGCCATGAAAGAACATTCGCCCGCCAAGCACTGCGTCATCCTGAGCGCGCCAGGCCGAATGGTGCATTCGATCGAGGTGCATCCCGCCGCCGAGGTGTCGCTATGGGCCGCGCGTGGACCGCGCCATCGGCTGCGGTTCGCCTTTTCATTTCCTAACCTCGCGGACTGAACCCATGGCAGCGCTCGTCCTCACCATCGGGGCCGCCGCCCTGACGGAAGGCGCCGCCGCATGGGTCGTCACCGCCGCAACCGCCGCTGCCGCGGTCGCCGGAAGCTATATCGACGCACGGCTGTTCGGTCCGGGACCGCAGCATCAGGAAGGACCGCGCCTCGACAATCTGCAAGTTCAGGCTTCGACCGAGGGCGCGCCGATCCCCGAAATGGCAGGCCGCGTCAGGCTCGCCGGCCAGATCATCTGGGCCACCAAGTTCAAGGAAGTGGCCAAGACCGAAACGAGCGGCGGCGGCGGAAAGGGCGGCGGCGGGCCGACGGTCACCACGACCACCTACACCTATTATGCAAATTTTGCCGTTGGTCTTTGCGAGGGCGTCATCGATCGCGTCGGCCGGGTCTGGGCCGACGGCAAGCCGTTGGACATGAACGGCGTCACGATGCGGGTGCATCGCGGGACGGCCGATCAAGCGCCGGATTCTCTCATCGAAGGAATCGAAGGCAGCGCCAACGCGCCCGCCTAACGCGGCACGGCTTACGTCGTGTTCGATAATCTTCAGATCACCCAGCTCGGCAACCGCTTGCCTCAGTTGACCTTCGAGGTGTTTCGGCGCGTCTCGGGCCTCGAAGGTCTTGTCGAGGCGATCACGGTCATTCCGGGCGCCGGCGAACGGGTCTATGACACCGTGGTCTCGACGCGCGATCTCGGCGGCGGCGCAACGACGCCGGAGAACAAATTCGCCGGCGAAGCGACGGCCGACTGGACCGTGGCGCTGGACGCGCTCCAATCCTCGCTTCCGAGCGTCAACACCGTTCTCCTTGTGGTCGGCTGGTTCGGCGACGATTTGCGCGCCGGGCATTGCACCGTGCGGCCGAAGGTCGAAGTCTCCGATAAGACGACGTTTCCCAATTCCTGGGCAGTCCACACGCTCACCCGCTCCACGGCGCTCGTCATGAGCACGGTTGGCGGTCGCCCGGCCTATGGCGGCACGCCGTCCGACGATTCCGTCGTGCGCGCGGTCCACGACTTGAAAGCCCGCGGGCTGTCGGTCGCCTTCTATCCCTTCGTGTTCATGGACATCTCGCAGGGCAACAGCCTGCCCGATCCTTGGACCGGCAACGCCGGCCAGCCCGCCTATCCCTGGCGCGGACGGATCACCTGCGATCCGGCGCCGGGCCGGCCGGGGACACCAGACAAGACTTCGGCCGCAGCCACTCAGGTTGCCGCGTTCTTCGGTTCGGCCGCGCCCGGCAACATTTCCATCTCGGTGGACGGCGGCACGGGCGCCGTGTCGGTCGGCTATTCCGGTCTAAGCGAATGGAGCTTCCGGCGCTTCATCCTGCATTACGCCAAGCTCTGCGCCGCCATGAACGCGATCGATCCCGGCGCGGTGGACGCGTTCCTGATCGGTTCGGAGTTGAAGGCCCTAACAAGTGTGCGCGACAGCGCGACGACGTTCCCGGCCGTGGCGAAGCTCAAGACGCTTGCGGCCGACGTGAAGAGCGTCCTGGGCGGTGCCGTGAAGATCGGCTACGCCGCGGACTGGTCGGAATACAACAACTATAATCCAGGCGACGGCACCGGCGATCTTTTCTTTCACCTCGATCCGCTTTGGTCGGATGCCAACATCGATTTCGCCGGCGTCGATCTCTATGTGCCGCTCTCGGATTGGCGCGATGGCAATGCGCACCTCGATGCGCTTGCCGGCGCGGCGTCGATTTACGATCTCGACTATTTGCGCGGCAACGTCGAAGGCGGCGAGGATTACGACTGGTTCTATGCCGATGCCAATACGCGCGATGCGCAGGTTCGAACGGCAATCACGGACGGTGCCTACAACAAGCCATGGGTCTTCCGCGCCAAGGACTTTCGCAACTGGTGGCTCAACCAGCATTTCGACCGTCCCGGCGGAATAGAGAGCGCCACACCCACTGCATGGGTGGCGCAATCGAAGCCGATCTGGTTCACCGAGTTCGGCATTCCGTCGGTGGACCGCGGGACCAACCAGCCGAATGTGTTTTACGATCCGAAGTCTTCGGAAAGCGCACTGCCCTATTATTCCCGAGGCACGCGCGACGACATGATCCAGCGCCGCGGTATCGAGGCGGTGCTCTCCTATTGGGGCGCGAACAACCCCGTCTCGTCCGTCTATGGCGGTTCCATGATCGGAATGGTCGCGGTCTGGACGTGGGACGCGCGGCCTTATCCGGCCTGGCCGTCGCGAACCGATGCCTGGGGCGATGGCGCGCTCTGGCCGCTGGGGCATTGGCTCAATGGCAAGATCGACATCGCCGATCTCGCCGCGCTCGTAGCCGAGCGCTGCGAGCGGGTCGCTTTCACGCAATACGATGTGGCCGAGCTTTACGGGATCGTGGTGGGCTATGTCCGCGACCGACCGATGTCGCCGCGCGCCGAGATCGAAATGCTGATGAATGCCTTCGCTTTCGATGCGGCCGAAAGCGAAGGATTCGTCAAATTCATGCTGCGGGGCCGCGCCGCCGGACTGTCGTTCAGTCCGGACGATTGCGTGCTCTCCGAACAGGGCGATCTCGTCAAGCTCACCCGAGCGCAGGAAACCGACCTGCCGGACATCGTGTCGTTGACGTTCATCGACGGCAGCAAGGATTATCAGTCCGGCACCGTGGCGGCGAGCCGCATCGCCGGGTATTCCGAACGCAAGACGGACGTGACCGTCCCGCTCGTCATGGACGAGGTCCAGGCGCAGTCAATCGCCGACCGCGCCCTCGCCGAAGCGTGGGTCGGCCGGGAAACATCGAAGCACGCGCTCCCGCCCGATCAGGTCGCGCTCGATGCCGGCGACGTGATCAATCTCGTCATCGACGGCAGGCCGCGCGAGTTTCGGCTCACCCGCATCAACGACGCGTGGTCGCGGTCGATGGAGGCGCAGCGCTCGGAAGCCGCAGTCTATGGACCGCCGCTGCCGGGAGACGCAGCTCCGTCGTTCAACCCGCCGCCCGTCTATGGCCGCGCCATTTTGGAATTGATGGACTTACCCGTGCTGCACGATTCCGATCCCGGGTACGCGCCCTACGTCGGCACCTCGGCCACTCCTTTTTCCGGCGCCACGCTGATGGACAGCCCAACCGGTGTGGATTATGCGCTCGATACCCTGCTTCCGATCCGCGCCACGATCGGCGAGACGGTGTTCGACTTCTGGTCGGGGCCGACGGCGTATTTCGATATCGTCAACACGCTTCGGGTGAAGCTCTATTCGGGAGAGCTCGCCAGTCTTGACGAAGCGACGATCCTGTCCGGCCGCGCCAACGCGCTTGCCGTCCGCAACGCCGACGGCGAATGGGAAATCCTGCAATTCGCCACCGCGACGCTGGTCGATGCCGGTGTCTATGATCTCACGGACCTACTTCGCGGTCGGCTCGGCACCGAGCATGCCATGCGCTCGCCGGTTGCGGCCGGCGCACGCGTTGTGGTCTTGGACGGCGCCATTGCGCAGATCGATGCCGCCCTGTCCGAGCGCGGCGTGGCGCGGTTCTACAAATGGGGACCGTCAAGCCTCGATCCGTCCGACATCGCCTGGCAGCAGGACACGTTCACTTCGCGCTGCGTCGGCCTGTTGCCGTGGTCGCCGGTGCATGTCGGCGGCATCCGCAACGGTGCGGGTGACCTCGCAATTTCATGGGTTCGGCGCACGCGCTTCGGCGGCGTCTGGGCCGATGGCGCGGACGTGCCGCTCAACGAGGAAAACGAGCGCTACGAGGTCGATGTCCTGAATGGCGCGAACGTGATGCGGACGCTCTCGGCCACAAGCCCGGCCGCCATCTACACGGCCGCGGAGCAAACAGCCGATTTCGGATCGCCGCAACCCGCTGTCGCGATGAAGGTCTATCAGATCTCCGCCACGGTCGGCCGCGGCTGGCCCGCCGCCGCAACCCTCTGAACCATCTCCCTTCAGCTAAGGAAAGAACGCGATGCCGACGCCACGGCTGGCGCTGCCCTATATCGTGCAAGGGCAGGCGCAGAAGGAGGTCACGCACAACGACGCGCTCGTTCGCCTCGATGCGCTCGTTGACCTCTACATCCTCGATCGCGACCTTGCCGTCCCGCCCGGCAGTCCGGCCGACGGGGACGCCTACATCGTGGCGGCAAGTCCGACCGGCGCTTGGGCCGGCCAGGCCGGCAACATCGCCTATCTGATCGACGGCGCTTGGCGCTTCTATGTCCCGGTCCGGGGTCTCATCGCCTACGTGGCCGACGAGCAGAAGATGATCGTCTTCACCGCGGGCGGGTGGGTCGATCTCGTAACCGTGCTCGCGTTCCAGAACCTCTCCAAGCTCGGCGTCCTTACCGCGGCCGATGCGACGAACCGTCTCGCGGTGAAATCCGACGCCATCCTCTTCAGCCACGACGACGTGACGCCCGGAACGGGCGATCTGCGCGTCACGCTCAACAAGAGCGCCGCCGGCAAGGACGCCGGCTTCATATTTCAGGACGGCTTCAGCACGCGGGCGCTGTTCGGGCTGCTCGGCGACGACGACTTCACCGTCAAAGTGACGCCGGACGGATCGGTGTTCCACATCGGGTTCACCGTCGATCGCAACACCGGGCAGATGAGGCTGCCGATCGCGCCCAAGTTCTCGGCCTACACGAATTTCGACAACTATATCGCCGCAAACGCTTGGACCAAGGTCCAGTTCAACAACCCCGACTCCAACGATCAGAACGCTTTCAGTGGGGCCAGCAATAGCTTCACGGCCCCATTTGCCGGCATCTATTCGTTCGGCCTTTCGCTGCGGTTCAAAGCGAACGCCACGGTCCCGACGAAAGTGATCGCGGCGTTCTACAAGAACGGCGCCGAGCTCGGCCGCGGCCGGGTCGTTTCCGGCGCACCGGTCGATGATGTCACGACCTTCAACCTGACTGTCCTCACGCCGCTCGCCACGAACGACGCCATCGACGTGCGCGTGAATTTCGCGACGAACGACGGCTACATCGAAGCCGACCAATCGCATTTCTGGGGCCACTACGTGCCCTGATCCAAGGCAAAGGAGGAGCGGATGGACCTGCAATGGTGGATCACCGTGATCGGAGTCCCGCTCGTTGGCGCGCTGTTCTGGCTGCGTGTCCGTGATCGCGACGATATCGACAATGCCATGCGGGCGCTCAAGGATGATCTCGCGAATTACAAGCTGCTGGTCGCGACCGGCTTCGCCTCAGTTTCGCATCTGAAAGAAGTCGAGACCCGCATCATGGCCAACCTTGAGAAGATCGAACGCAAGATCGATCGCGTGATCGATCAAAGACACCCGCCCGCCAAATAGCGCTGCACCAAAAATCTGCATTTCGACGAAAGCCCGCCATCCCGGCGGGCTTCGTCGTTTCAGGAGACCTCAACCATGCTGCCATCCCGCTACGGCTGGCTCGCGCGCGAGCCCGGCCCGAAAATGCTCGTCGAAGCGCTCAAGCTCTTCGGCACGATGGAGAAGCCCGGCCGCGCGGACAACCCAACCATCCTCGCCTGGGCGAAGGAAATCGGCGGCGAAGTCGCCGATGTCTATGCGGCCGACAGCATCCCGTGGTGCGGCCTGTTCATGGCTGTCATCGCCAAGCGTGCCGGCAAGGAAGCCCCCGCGCATCCGCTTTGGGCTTTGTCGTGGGCGGCATTCGGCGCGAAATCGCCCGTGCCGGGGCTCGGCGACGTGCTCGTATTCGTTCGCAACGGCGGCGGTCACGTCGGCCTCTATGTCGGCGAGGACGGCTCGGCTTTCCATGTGCTGGGCGGCAATCAATCCGATCGCGTTTGCATCACGCGAGTGGCCAAAGCTCGACTCTATGCCGCTCGCCGGCCGCTCTATCGCATTCAGCCCGCGAATGTGCGGCCGATCCATCTCGCTTCGTCGGGCACTCTATCGCTGAACGAGGCCTGATCCTTTCCGCCTGTTTCCGCCCCTTTCCGCCTCAGCGCATGGGGCATGCGGGCGATTTCATCCGTGCATGACAATTGGAATCGAGGCCGCCGGATGGCGCACATTGGACTTGTTCTGCGGCGCGGCCGGCGGGTGGACGCTCGGCTTGCATCGCGCGGGATTCGTCACGGTTGCAGCCTGCGAGATCGATCCCTGGCGACGCGCGGTGTTCGGTCGCAACAATCCGGGCGTGCGGCCTTATGAAGATGTCCGGACGCTCGGCGCAGATCGACTTCGCGGCGATCTCGGATTCCTTCCCGAAATTGTCTGCGGAAGCCCTCCCTGCCAGGACGCCAGCGCAGCGAACGCCAAAGGCCGCGGCGTCGATGGCGAGCGCACCGGATTGTTCTTCGAGGCCGTGCGGCTGGTGCGCGAAGTGCGACCCCGTTGGGTTCTCCTTGAGAACGTCCCTGGCCTGCGGACTCGCGGATATGACCGCGTGCACGATGCGATGGAAGAGGCAGGCTACGCCGTGTGGCCGCTCGTGGTGGGTGCTGTCCACACCGGAGCGCCCCACCTCCGAAAGCGCGTCTGGATCGTTGCTGCCGACGCCGAACGCGATGAAGGGCGGTGGTTCGAGCAGGTCCGGCGCGCGGCGGAGCGAAGTGCCTTCTCTACAGGGTCTGATGCGCGCGGGAATGCTGCCGACACCCAAGGCATCGGATGCGGACAAGCGGTCATGGCAGAAGGGCGCGAACGGCCGGCGCATAAGCCTCAAGTCATTTCTGCCTTCGCCGCGACCGTGCAGCGGCCTTCGCTCGCGCGGTGTGAATCAGACGGAAATCGAACGGAAGCTGCTGCCGACACCGGTTCACAAACCGGGTGGCGGGACCGTGCTGGACGGCGGCAGTCACAATCGAGCGAAGGCGCGTGCGCTGGGATTCCTGGCGATGCCGCGAGGTCACAGCGGCGGCCCGGAGATTTCCCACAAGGCGACCGGCCGGAATCTGGAGGGGACTGTCCGATTGCGGCATGGGGCCATTGGAACGGCGGCCCTCCTGATCTTGGTCGAGTGGATGATGGGATATCCGAAGCGCTGGCTTTTCGACGCGGCATTGGCCGCGCCTGCCTCGCCGCCTACGGCGACGCAGTGCTCCCGCAAATTACCGAAACCATAGGGCGCGCGATCAGATCGCTGGATCGCGCGGAATGCTGATCCGCGTCTTTGCGCCCCTTTCTGCCCCTTTCCGCCTGCGGTTCACGGCTCCCTCGCTGCTTTGATCCGCGGCACCAAACCGGCCATGCGCCCGGCCTTGAATGCGGCGCTCTCCATGGAGGCTCTCATGCTCAAGGGTTGGAAGACGCTCGCCTTCAACGTCGGCATTGCGGTCGTCGGTGTCCTTCAGGCCACGAACTGGGTCGATCTGCTCGGCTCGGAGAAGGCCGGCATCGCGGTCACTGTGATCGGCATCGTGGGAGCGATCCTGCGCTTCGTCACCGACACGCCGGCCACGAAGAGCAGCACCTGAAATGACCTGGCTTACGGCCCTGTCGGCGCTCGCCCAAATCGTTCTCGCCGTCCTCGAAATGGCGCGTGATCGGCAGGCGGAGGGCACCGGCAGGGCCGAAGCGATCGCCGAGGCCGCCATCGATGCGCTCGATCTCATTCGCAAGGCGCGCGATGCGCGCCGCGCTGCTGCCAATGCCGCTGCTGATCCTGTCCGGCTGCGCGACGACGACGGCTTCCGTCGGGACTGACGCGGTCGCGTGCTCGGCGTTCGAACCGATCCGGTGGTCGAAGAAGGACACCGACGACACCATCCGGCAGGTTAAGGAGCACAATGCTGCCTGGGCAGCAATCTGTTCGCACCTAAAATAGTCTACCGCCTCCATACTTTGGTGCGGTTCGTCACAGCATTGCTCAACTTACATCAATGATGAGCATAAGGCCGCCGCCGCCATTCTGCTCGGCATTGTTGTTCGTGGTATGGTGCGGGATATGGCAATGAATCAGCCATTTGCCGGGCCGACGCGCTGTCCAAATTACATCGTAGCGTTGGCCTGGTCCGACATTCACCGTGTCGGCTAGGTAACGCGCCGAAGGCGGGATTGTCTCGCCGTCCCGAGCGACAACCTCAAATGGGCCGCCGTGGATGTGCATCGGGTGAATGAAGCCATTATTGGTGCCGATGAAGCGCACCTTTAGCGTCTCACCGACTTTCATGTGGATCGTATCCGTGGACGGATAAGCTTTGCCGTTGATTGTAAAATAGTTCGGCATCCCGCCATCCATCGGCATAGACGGATAGGTCAGGCCCTCCCGCATCAGCCATTCCTGTAATTCAACGACATAGTCGTGGTCGGCAGGAACTTCGTCGGCGGGGTTGGCGGGATCGATGATAAGGGCGCCGTAAAGCCCAAGCGCCTGGGTGCGGTCGGGTTTGGCGTGCGGATGGTAGAAATAGGTGCCGTGTTGCTCGACAGTGAATTCGTAGGTGTATGTCCCGCCAGGCATAATCGGCCGCTGCGTAATTTCGGCCGGGCCGTCCATCTGGTTGGGCAAGATGAGGCCATGCCAGTGCACGGTCGTTTCCTCCGGCAGTCCGTTCGTGACGTTGATCCGAACGTGGTCGCCTTGACGGATGTGTATCCGCGGACCGGGTATCTGGTCATTATAGGCATAAGCATCCACGGTCACGCCGGGCAGGATGGTCCATCTGATCACCGATGTTTTCAGATTGAACACCTTGACGTCGCCATCGAGGCGAAAGGGGAGATCGTGATCGCCCCTTGCATCGAGGCCATAGGAAGCCGTGATGAGACGCGGATCGGCCGCAGCCATGTCGCGCATCGAATCGGCCGGGGTATCGCGGTCCATTATCATTCCGGGCGGCATGATCGCCCCGCCAACATCGCGCGCAGAAAGGGACAAGTTGACCCAGTTTGCTGGAGCAACGAGCCCAATGATCAGTGCAAGGAAGGAAACGGAGGCGAGCGCCGCAATTTGCGGTTTTGTCGCATCGGTGCCCATCGCGTGCCCCCCCTGTGAATCTCCATTTTCATGGCCACGGTGCTGGCTGCTCTTGCGCTCGGGGTGAGCCTCGTCCACACGATGCGCTTCATGTGCTTCGGTCGGCTCCGTTTGATCTCGATCTTTCCTCCTCTGCGTCATCAGCCCATGCTTTAACTGACGCGCAACCAGCCACACGTTAGCTGGATAAGCCAGTGTGAAGCCGGCGATCACGCCGAGCGACATGACGCCCCAAAAAAGAAACTCAGTGGACTCCATGGCACGCATGTCGCGGCCCATCATTAGAAAGCTCATGACCGGTGCCATTCCCGCCATCATGAAGTTCATGCTGATGAACTCGGGCATAAAACTCTTGCGAACGTTCTCGAGATAGGTACCCCCCATCATCGATCTCATAAACAGAGACTGAAATATGAATAGTCCAAAGGAAAAGCCGGCGAGATATTCGACAATCAGGTCGATCCACATCGGCAGGCCAAGCGAGGCGGTAATCGCTGCCGCCAAGATGATTCCTGTGGCGTCGCCAGCGACGCAGTGAATAGTTGAGCCGACCCCCTGCTTCCAAAGCGGCTTGATAAATGCCTCGTGCTCGCCCGCTCGGGGTTCCTTGTCCGCCAGAACGTAGAGCAGCAATCCGATTGGCCCCATGTAGAGGGTCACGAGAATGAAGCCCCACTTCATCACGATCGGTTCTGGATTGTTCCAAAATTGATCGATCGCGACGTAAAGGGTTGATGCCGCGGCGAGGCAAAACCACGCGACGAGGAAGTAATCAATCGGCTGCACAAACATGGCATCTCCACCGTCAGGTCTTCCGCCGCATCCGCTACTCGGTATCAGGACAAGAACCTTTTACACCCCGATCAGAGCACCGAAAGAACCGCTTTACGCCCGTTCGGTCTGGATTGGCGGCGACCGGTCTAACCTGATCTGCGGTCTCACTCGCCCGTGGCGGCTTCTGCTCGCATCACTATTATGGTCCTGGGCCTTGGGAATCGCCCAGGTTCCGTTTGGCTCTCTGAATGGCCCATTCGAATGTGGCATGATCGTCGTCGTGCCATGCGATGAACTGCTTTATCGAGGGCACGACCGAGTTTTCGCACCACGAAGTAAGACGAGCGCGCTCTTGGTCTAGATCTGGACCATAGAGCTTGCGAATAGCAAGCAAGGCTCCGGCGCGTGCTGCATTGGCTGACCGAACGACAACGTTCAGCGCCTCCGCTTGCGGCAAATCAGAGACGACCTCGCCTCTAATGTGCAACATCAACGATTGGATATTGCCGACAGAACTCGTCGTGCGATCGAGAATGGAAGAATCAAATTGTGCACAGTAGGAGGCAAGGCTATGCGCAATATCTGCCCGCGCTAGAATGCGCACGAGGGTCTCGTCATCGGCGGCGACGGCCGGCGTTAACAGCAAGGCGCAAGCTAGTATTCCTGCCCCGATCCTCACAGAGCTTTTCATCGCGACACCTAAGAGCAAGCGCAAAAACTTTAATCCCCGCTCACGCTTAAAACTTCAAATCTCAACCCACGCTGCATAAGCAGCGTGGGCGTCGGCAGGTGGCATTTGCCATACGCCGTTCGTGTTACTTCGCCTTCTGAAGTTTGGTAACGGTGAAGGCCCCGTTTTCGCGATCGACCTCGAATTGAACCTTCTCGCCGACCTTGACCTGCTTGAGCATCGCCGGGTCTTTGACGCGATAGACCATCGTCATCGGGTTCTCCATGTCGAATTCCTTCATGGGTCCATGCCGAATTGTAATTTTGCTAGCGGACTGATCGATCTTCTTGACTTCTCCGGTGCCCGTTGCGGTCTGAGCAAGCGCGGCACCGGCTGAAACGATCAGAGCGATCGCGGCGACAATTGGTGAGATGCGTTTCGTTTTCATGGCTTCTTCCTTCTTCGCTTTAGAGAGTCACTTCACGATCACCTGGCCGGTCATGCCGGCCTCCCGGTGACCGGGAATAAGGCAATCAAACTCGAACGTCCCCGCCTTGGTGAATTTCCAAACAATCTCTCCTGTCTTTTGAGGGCCGACACGGATGGCGTTCGGATCGGCGTGCTCCATATCGGGATATTTTTTCATGAGGTCTTCATGCTTGAGGTTCTCCGCCGCGGTCGCCAGCACAAACTCGTGGTCCAAAGCGCCATTGTTGCGAATTACAAATTTGATCTGCTCGCCTTTGCGAACCTCGATGTGGTTGGGGATGAAATGCATTTCGCCATCGCCCTCGCGCATGGTGATCTGCACCGGCCGCGCCGGTTTTTTCGGATTGCCTGGCTCACCGGCCGAAAAAGTTTCGTGCTCGTCGTGGGCATAGGCAACGCCGATGGTCCCGAGCGTTGTCGTGAACGCCATGGCGGCCGAACTCAGCAGGCCGGCCGCGAGCGCCATGCTTATTGCTTGTCTTTGCATCCTCTTCTCTCCTTCAAGGCTTAGCGATGATTGGCGTGCCCGCTCATGCCGTGAGCGTTCGGGGCACTTTTTGCTTTCGGGTTCGCTGCCGCATCGGGGATCTCCCCTTTGAATTCGTAAGCAACGGTCCCCGCAGGGTTCTTGTACGGGCCGGGGTCCTTGTAATCGCTTGGATCGAGCCCCTCTCTGATCTTCATGACGGTGAACATGCCGCCCATCTCGATCGGACCGAACTGACCCGTTCCGGTCATCATCGGCAGCGTGTTGTCGGGCATCGGCATTTCCATTGAGCCCATTTCGCCCATGCCGGTGCTGCCCATTGCCATGCCGACATCTGGGGCAAGTTTCGCGACCGCCTTCGCCAAGCTCTTTTTCGAGACTCCAATGAAGTTTTGGACGTTGTGGCCCATCGCGTTCATGGCGTGGTGCGTCTTGTGACAATGGAAGGCCCAATCGCCGGGATTGTCGGCAACGACATCGAACGCCCGGATCGAGCCGACCGGTACATCGATCGTCGTCTCCGGCCATTGCGCGGTTTCGGGCACCCAACCGCCGTCGGTGCAGGTCACCGAGAAGTGGTGGCCATGCAGATGGATTGGGTGATTGGTCATGGTGAGATTGCCCATCCGCACCCGCACGCGGTCGCCGAGCCGCACGGGAAGCGGGTCGATGCCGGGAAATACCCGGCTATTCCACGTCCACATGTTGAAATCGGTCATCTCGTTGACCTTCGGCAGATAGCCGCCGGGCTCGATCAGGTAGGCGCTCATGATGAAGACGAAGTCCCGGTCAACCGGCCGGAAATTTCGGTCGCTCGGGTGCACGACGAACATGCCCATCATGCCCATCGCCATCTGCACCATCTCGTCGGAATGCGGGTGGTACATGAACGTGCCGCTTTCCTTGAGCTGGAATTCGTAGACGAAGGTCTTGCCGGGCGGGATGTGCGGCTGAGTGAGGCCACCGACGCCATCCATGCCGTTCGGCAGCAGCATGCCGTGCCAATGAACCGTCGTGTGTTCGGGCAGCTTGTTGGTGACGAAGATGCGCACCTTGTCGCCCT